AAAATTTCGTGATAAAAATATTCAAACATCTTCCTATTCCTTAGATTATTTAATCATAATAAAATATATTTATAATCAAGGCATACCAAAAGGATTATTTTCGCTAAAATCTATAATTTCATTAGCTTCTTGTTCAATCTCTTCATTATTAGAAAATCCATCTTTAACTGCAAATACATCCACATTTTTCAAATAATGAGATGCACTAGACGCAGATCCTACAATATTTTCACCTGGAACAAATTCCCCATTTACATTTGATACTTCTAAAATGTTCGTAATAGAATTCCAAGATTTTACTCTTGCAGTAACGCCACTTTGAGATCCTGTCACAATTTCATTAAATACAAAAGTGCCGAAAGAATTAATAGATGGACCACTAATAGTAATAGTTGGCGGTTCACTGTAACCAAGACCAGCATTTGTTATTCGAATTGCTGTTATAGAACCTGCAGCAGAAACAATAGCCGTTGCTGCTGCAGAAACTGAAGAAATTCCTGTAAATGATATTGACGGTGGATTTACATATCCAGAACCAGAATTGGTAATAGTTATAATACCAACAACTCCATCTCCAAGAGTTGCAGTTGCAGTTGCCCCCCTACCTCCTCCTCCTATAAATCTTACGCCAGGTGTAATAGTATATCCATATCCTGGATTAATTATTTCAACACTTTGAACTGATTTTGAATTGGGGTTAGTATTGTCATTACAAACAACAACTCCGCCTATCATTTTAGCAATAGCGGTTGCTGTTTTTCCACCATCTGGCGATGAAGAAATTCCTATTGTGGGTGTGCTTGTATATCCTCCACCCCTATTTGTAACTGTTATATATTTTATACCACCATTTACCATAGTTGTAATTGCACTCGCTGTAGATGCAATTCCGACCATTGTAAGTTTTTGAACATTTCCTGTAGGAGTAAATCCTTCAGAATCTGTTCCGCTGATATTATCATCAATATCTTCTATTCCAGTATCAATAACTTCATCTTCATATCTGAATAATTCGCATCTTAATTGATATGTATATAATCCTTGAAGTTGATAAAAAGGTTTTTCGTGCTCAACATATTTTATTTCAAACAACCTGTCACCAAGAGGAAAATAAATCAAATCACCTTCCTTTGGCCTTGTCGATAATTTGATATTTAATTGTTCCTGTATCAGTGGAGTAATGTATGTTTTAAATCTTTCTCTGGAAATAATTAAGGTGATTTCATTGAGTGCTTGAATCCCAAACTTTGATAAAATAGTCGGATTATCGCCATATCCTTCATATGTGTCAACATAAGCTTCTATTGGATATGCACTAGTAAATTTAGATTCAATTACTTCTCTTATTATAGTTTTTTCAGTGATATATTTTCTTGGCAAATAATGAACCTCAACTCCATACATACGAAGTTGTTCATTTATTAAATCCTGAATAAGTCCTTGTTCTGTTTTTGAACCTTGGAGGAAAAAAGGATTAAGCATATATTTATCCGATCATGTCTAGAGGTGGAAGTTCATAAGTGCTAGACATTTTTTCCATTAAAATATCTATCTCTTTTTGGGCATCATCATACATTTGTCTTCCATTTAGTTCTACTCCTCCCGGAAGCTTTACTCCTGTAAATTTCATCATATTTTGACCCCATTGTTTTTTTATAAGTGAAGTCAAATATGGTTTTAGAAAAGAATCATTCCAAACTCTAGAGTAATCATTTGGATCCAATGTTGAATAGCAATCGATTATAAAATAATGATCTTTAGTGACAGATCCCCAATCAATATCTAAATATAACCTATCTTGTCTTTTATTAAAACGAATTTGCTTTTGAGTGTTTAAAAGAAAATCCAAATCTTCCAAGTAAGTTTTGACCATTGCATAACTTAAAAGTTCCGTTGTTCCCCAATAATAAATATCATTTAAAAATAATTGATACTTTACACTGAACATATTGTGAGTAATTGTATTTGCTCCATCAAAAGTAAATATTTTATTTACTCCAATAATATTGGGAGGAACTTGAAGATAGTTACTATTTTCAAAATATGAAAAAGTTACTGCAGTCCCAACTATAGTTGCAGTTGCAGTTGTAGTTACAACTCCAACGTTACTATTTTGATTTATTCCTCTAGCTTTACCTCTATCAATGTCATCCTGAGTAACTTTATATTTGTAAAATGTTGGATAAACTCCATCAAAATGTCTTTCTTGAAAAAATTGAACAGCATCATCCACTAAATCTTCTATTTGCTCATCCGCAACATTAATTTCTAAAACGGGAGCTCCAAGTTTTCTTTTGCAATAATCAATTAGTTCTTGCCTAGTAGATGGTTGTGCCATTAGATTTTAGATATAACTTCTTGTTGTTTAAAGTAAAGTTTTATGTAAGATTTTGCAAAATTGCGTAAAACTTCAATATCATCTATACTATCTATATCCCTAGATATTTTTTCATATTCAAACATTTTAGTCATGTTATCTAGATTAATACTATTTGGATCCATTTCCTAACTCCTTCAACAAATCTTTAATTTCATTTATATCTTTTTTAAGATTTTCCAACTCACTTTCAATAGTTTCAACTTTTTGATTTTTTTCTTTTTTTAAATTTCTTAGTATAATATATTCATTATATGAATCAGTGTCGGTATTTAATATTGCTTTTGTTGTTTGGTCTCTAACTAAATTGACATGATTTTCTACTTTTAAATGTTTCATAGTTTTATGCAAGTGCGATTACTCTTAAATCTTTAAGTCTTGGTGGATACGCTTGACTTGTTGATGTTCCTATAATTTTTATACTGTAAAATCTAAACGGAGGTAAGTTATCCACCGTAAATTCTAAATCTTTATATGAAATTTGATTGCTAGTTAGTGCTAAAGAATCAGTTTTTGACAAAAACTTATCAGGCGTTCCATCACTATTTGAAATATCAATAATTTGACCTGAAGATAAGATATTTGAATATCCTGGGAATGGGTAATAAATTAATTCTTCTGTAGAATTATTTGAGATAGCATAAAATGCTCTTATGTCATTAAAAATATTAATATACGAAGAGACATAAATCTTAATACAAGTCGCTGGAACCTCTAATGATATTGGATTAATCGCATATACGAATGCATTAGGGTCATTTACTATATCAGAAGTCCTATTATCTTTAATATAATCTGTAATAGGAGCATTGACTCTGTTTGAAGTAAATACCATACCAACTCTATCCAAATCAATTACTGGAGATAGATAGGGGTTTGATGAAGTTAAATTCAATGACAAAGTGAATGACTTGTTTCCGGGTAGATTTGGAAGAGAATTTACTTCATTAATTCTTGATGCGATAAGTCTAGGAGAATTTAAATAATTGACATCTCTGAGACTTATATCTTCAAATCCGTTATCAACAAAAGAAATTTCTGACCCATCAACACTTGTTGCTGTTATTGTTCTAATAGATGCTGATATATTAGTTCCAACCGGTGTCACATTCTCAACAATTGGAGTAATTACTTCATATTGTATATTTTCCGAGCACTTAATTGCATTCCCTCCGGTGGACTTTGATTCATTAAAATATAGTTTCGGTAAACTAGTTCCCACACTTCTATCAATACCATTTGAAGAAGTATCTATTTTAATGTTAAAATAATCAAGATCTATTGAATCGCTTACTGTAGAATTTGATAAATTGTGAACTTTATTAATTCTTCTCAAAGAAATTCCATTAAGTTCATACTTATAAACAAGTGATCCACTTGTATAAGTTGTAGAGTTTGTTTGATCTATAGATCTGGTTATAGTTCCTGTAAGTGTATTGCCAGAGACTGCTGTATATGAAATAATTTCATTGCCAATAAGTATGTATCCTGGATTTGTAGTGGCTACACTAACATTTTCAAATGTCCCAAAGTTAGTTGCATCTTCAAGAATAATATCTGATGTTGAAGTTGATGAATAACTAGACAATAATTTTGTAGGGATTACATCTGACGCAACATTGGATATTTCTACTCTATTGAGATTGGAATGCATTCCATGATTTTTGTCATTTACTTTTATATGTAAACCATCAGTTATAACAACAGGTGCGTCAGAAATCAGTATTCCTCCAGTGCTTTGATTGAGAGTAGTTGTAATTCCGGAATTATTAATATAAAGAACTGTGTTTCCTACTCCAGAAATAAAATCACCTTGAACATTATCCAAAATAAGTTCATTTGCACCAGTAATAGATGAGACAGATAATCTCAAATTTCTTCCTAATGTTGACCCACCGATTTGAGATGCTGTTAAAACATCACCAACAGAATATCCCGTACCACCATTTGAAATAGTTGCTGCAATTGCAACGCCATTCGAAATAGTTATATTTGCTGTAGCATTTCTTCCACTTCCTGTCACATTTGATAGTGACACATTGCTAAAAGTATAAGAACCAGAAGAAGGCGTGTATCCAATTCCGGCGTTTATTAAATTTAGAGATCCTGTGGATATTCCTGCAGATCCAACGTAAATTCCAGTTGCATTTGATCCATATTGAAGAACAGTGTTTCCCAAAGTCAGTCCAGAATCTTGAACTGTGCTTCCCAAACCAACTCTAATTTTTCTGGAAGAAATTTCAAGAGAATCTTTAAGTAAAACAAAAATCTGATCAGAATTGACATCTAATCTTGGATTATAAAAATTAATAGATCCAGAATTAGTAAATGTTGCTCGGTACAATGTAAACTTTAAGTCCTCTAATTGACTTGGATTCCATGTCAAACCGTTTTGCGATTTAAATAGAGAACCTAAAATATTATTAGGTTGTGATGTAACTACTATTTGATTTGATTCCGTTTGACTTGCAGTGGAAATGTCAACTTCACCCAACCTTGAAATCCAAGCAGTGTATTCATTACTTGTAGATAAAAGAACTAATGCATGATATTGTGCTCCTGGCAAATAAACGGGAGAATCAAAATAAACGGTTGTGGGAACACTAGCATCTTCTGAAACATTTACATATTTGGAATCTACTACAACCTCACTAAATGGATAAATTTGTTCTGTTGGAAGACCAAGACTCATTGGTCTCAATTGAACTATAACGGGCAAAATTGGATCTTTTGTTCTGAAATACAAATCTACCCTAGTGACATATACTCCAAACTCAGTTTCTACATAAAAAGATTGAGCTAATGGGTCATTTTTAGTTAAACACTTTGCTTTAGCTTCAGCGGAAGTTTGAATACTTGTAAGAGCTTGTTGAATTGTTAAAGCTCCTGTTGCTACTTGATTATTCCAATATGCAAATCCTGCGGCGTCTGGAGCTCTTCCTAGTGAAGAGTTATATGCGGCAGTAATTAAAGCGGCATTGGCTCCTGCTTGTGTTCCAGTAGTTGATGTAGAAACTGCCTTACTTGTTAGCGTATTCCCTGGTGTAGTAGTGGTTTGAGTTATTGCATATGACCCACCATAAGAACTAGTAAATGCTGATTGTGAACTAACAGCAGCAAGAGTTCCACTTCCTAAAACAGTAGCTTCTGCACTAGTTCTAATACTTTGTTGTACTTTTGCTATAGATTGTTCATAAGTAAGTCCTTGTCCCTGATAAACAGAAACTTGATTTATCCAAAACGATTCTCCACCACTATCCGGTCTTCTTCCCAAATAATCGACATATGCTTTTTGAACCGCATTCACTGTTGAAACAAGACTAGTATCTTTAAGAGAACCTGTCGGAATAGCATTAGGATTTTGTAATATTGGAACAAAAGTTTCAGTTCCACCTACCTTAGGAAGACTTGTAGGCGCCGTTGGTGCATTTGATCCTATAATAGTGCTTCCAACAACAGTGGTTGATGTATCACTTGCTGGAATATCACTTTCTTGTTGAGTTTGAGTTTCTAGTCGTAAATTCCTAATAGAAACAATATTTTCTTGATTTTTACTTAAAATTCCAGTTGATTCAAATTTTTCTTCCGCACTAGTTGTTACTAATCCGGGAATTTGTGAGTTGTCTCTATCACTACTGATCCTAAAAACTTTTGTACCAGTCTCAAAGTGTGGATTTACATCTACATTTGGATCGGGTATAAAAATGCATCCAATTATTGTTCCAACATTATCTGTAATTAATCTTAAATTGGTTATTTCGGCAATTGCCCCACTTTTTTGTCCAGTCAATATCATTGAAACTTCAATTGATCCGGAAAAATTATTTTCAACTTTGTCGGATAAACTAAAAGTATCAATATTTAGAATTGTTGATGTTGACGAGTATTGGTCAGCAATACTTTGGTTATTGTATGGATTTATTGAATAAACATCTGTGGGATTGTCATAAGGACCATATTTATGATTCTGTGCGGCAACTCTAAATTCAATAGTTTTAGTGGGAATTTGTGGTGGAGATTGAACTGCATCTGAAGGATTTAAAGGTCTATTATAAGTTACAGTGGAAATAATTTTTGGAGATCCTACTACAGTTTCTCCAACCTCAAAAGTTCCAGAAGTCATTGATATTTCAATCAATTTTGGAACAATGTATTCGTTAATATCTACTCCATCAAAAAATGCATATACTTGTGTTGATGGTTTTAATCTCCTGGCAATAAATTCTATATTTCTAGATCTTAAATATGAAGCAATCTCTATACTGACAACAGAGTCCCCAAAACTTAAATTATTAAATACTTCCTTTATTACTTGTCTGGTTCCATTTCTACTTTTTGTTCCTGTTTTGGTATTTGTTATATAATCAGTTCTAATCCAATCATTTCCTTGCCATGCAGTTGAAGATGATGGAGTACTTTTTTCACCAGTCCAAGTATACTTCCAAGATTCCCAAGTAGTGGGACCATACCCAGTGTTTGGATCAAATCCTCCCGCAACTAACTGCTGATAATTTTCTGTATAGTTATCAACCTCTAAAGTCTTTGGTTTTAATTTAACAGTATCTACCCAGATATCTGAAGAAGGATTCAATTCAATAGTGCCAGCATAGTAATTAACTAGATATGGGGTTACGTTTTCAACTCTTGTTGCAAAAGGTTGAATTACATATTCAAGTTCCGCATAATCTAAAGTCAATATTCTTCCTGTTCTAGTTACATTAATTCCATCTAAGTCATTCACAAATCTTTGATCAACAGTTGGATTTGATGTAGTTCCTATTCCTATTACTGTATTTGAACCCAAAACTAAATCAAGAGTATTTGTGTAATGAGAAGGTCTTAATTCTGAATTCTTTATATCAATTGAGTTTTTAACTATTGTTTTTGTAATTTGGGAATTTGTAGTTGAAAAATCATCAACAAAAAAACCAGATTTAAATCTATTCAATCCATCTACATCTCTAATATAAAGGTTAGAAGTATCTGATTCTAAAAGTGAAAGTGAAGTATAAAATTCCAAATTTTGAATTCTGTCTTCAAGTTTTTTAATGTCAGACATTCTATATCTTTTATGTTCAGTCAAATTAACACTTACTTCTGATATATTGCAAATATATGGTGGTAATGTTATAGTCGCAACTTCTAAAGCATTTTCAATATTATTTGGTGTTTTTGGAGTTTCTTCTGGAATACCATTTATAAGTTGAAACACTCCATCTTTTGTAAGATAAATCTTATCAATTCTTGGTAAATAGAAAGAATAATCCAAAATGAAAGACTCATCAGATGCTAAAACATTTGATGCAGAATTTCCAGATGAAGTGAAATTTCTAGCATTAAATTCAAATGGGGATAAATTTGTTGAAGTAAATTCAGAAACTCTAGGTCTAATGTCAATTAGATCGGAAACTTTAACTGAATCAATCTTAGCAATATCACAATAATCAAATTGCTGATAAGAATTTGCGCTTGTTATATCTCCATTATCGGAAGAAGAAAATTCTGCAGACTCAAAAAGAATTTTCAATTTTTTAGTTGGTTCTTTTGCTGTAGGTTTTCTTGTTATTTTTGAATAATCATAATATGTTTCTTTTTGCCCATTATCTAATATAAAATTAGAAGTAATATTATTATCTCCACTTTGAATTTCGGTAACAGTAGCACTAATTCCGGATTCTTTAAACAAAATTGTTTCTCCATCAACAATTTTGTTTGAATTCAGTGAAATATAATTTATTTTTAAATCATTCACTCTTCCTACATATATTCCAACAAATTTACTATCTTTACTTGTAAATTCTTCTCCAATTAAAAGATCGCCAGTTTTGTTAGTTGGTCCGGTCAATCCCGACAAAGTTAATGATGGCAAACTAACATTATTTGAAGAATTTGATTCAAATATTGCATGAATTTTAGTAACTTCTGGAACTAATAAGCAAATATCTTCATCTTGGACTCTTGTACCATATAAAGAACTATATGCCAATCCATCATTCAACGTGGTTGTTCCTATACCAGATTGTGAATACTTTGATCCAACTATATCAATACTTTTTACTCTATTTTTATTTTTAATTTTTGATTTAATATTTACTTTTCTTAAAGTTGCTATAAGTTTTGCTGTACCATCTGCACTGAGACCATTGATAGTCAAAGTTGCTCCACCATTGGTAAAAACAAATTTATCTTGACTTAAAACTTCTGTTCCACCATCAGATCGTGTTAAAACATATCTTTCCTCATCAAAAGGTAAAAATGATTCATCTGGTCCAGCAGTTATAGCTGCAGTAGAATTTGATGATATTGTAACATCGAATTGTTTTCTAATAATTAGATCGGAATTTGTTAAATCTACAGAAGAAACGTTTGATTTTGGTAATGGGGTATATAAAGTATTATCTATTGAAGATTGAAAACTTGATGTTAAAACTTTAAAATCACTTGGATTTATTGATGAAGAGGGTAGAGATCCATCACAAACTCCAGAAACAGTGGTAATTCCGGAAATAACCAAGGAACTCTGAGATACACTGTTTACTTTAGCAAAACTTGGAACTGTAAGTCCAGGTGTGGAATATGATACTATATCACCAATAGAAACCTTTCCAGAAAAATATTTGCTAAGATCTGCAGTTGTAACTGTACTAATTCCTCCACTATTTGGAGTAATATTGACCAATCCAACATTAAATATTGATGACAGTTGGACATCGCCAGTAAAAGTAGATGCTGACCCAACAGTACCGTAAATAGATTTTACATTTTTAGATGAAAATGCTGTTACTGAAGTAGAAACTCTTGTGTTACTAATTCCATTAAAAGAAAAAGTTTCTCCGACTGCAAAAAATCCTTTTGTATTATAAGCTGTTATAATTCCAGAATTTGTTGCAGAGTACCTTAAAAATCCAATGGCTCCACTAGAATTACCTTTAATGTATGTTGGAACTGAAAGTGTGATTGGTTCGTTTAATAAAATTTCAGTGTAGGTTTGAATATCAAATAAAGAAATATCCCAAGAATTTGAATTTGGTGTTGTACTACTATATGATCCAGATTCTAAAGCAAAATCATAAACTCTAGCTACACCTATTTCTTTTCCTGGAGGAGAAAATGAACTTATACCTATCCTTTCATCTCTTAAACTTACAGTATATGATGTGGATATACCAATATTTGGAGATCCACTAACTCTATTTAATGTATAGGTTGGTCCGGTTAAGTAGTTGATACTTTGTCCCGTTAAAAGTTTTGTTGTTCTTGGTTTTTTGAAATCTAAAAATATTGGGCTTACAGTTTCAACCTCGTACCCCTGAATATATGCCTTTGTTGGACTTAGTTTGTACGTTCCTAAATTTTCATTTGGAATATTATTATTATATGTTAATTGATTTTCAAAAAATATTCCTTTATTACCTTTTAAGTTATTGAGAGTTTCTTTAACTTCTATAGAAATCGGATTTACATAATAATCACCGGACTCGTTATAAGTTCTTCTAGCAAATTCTTTTGCAAGATCATTATACTCAGTATCTCTTTTTATCGAAGTAATAGTTCCACTTTGAACTACCATCAACTCAATAAAATTACTATATTTTGTATTATCAATTGGTTTTTTTGTCAGGAAAACTCTTATTTTTAATCGATCTGCTCCGGGCGCTGCATAATTGGAAAATCCTTTTGCGTTATCAGTTAAACTTGAATCTATATCAGAATTTATTATCTCTTCAAAAACTTCTAATCCAACTCTGTATGATGGATTAGTATTGTATGGTTCTAGTATAATTGTTTGCTCGGGAACTTCAATAAAATAACCTCTAATAAAATAAATTCCAGAAGATAAAGTTGCTGCAGAAGCAGAAAATATTGCATTTTCTGGAATTATATTTGCTATTGGTTCTCCGGACTGAATAATTATATTGTCATTCGACAAACTATCTTCAATAATTAAAGTTTCTCCGTTTAAAAAGGAACTATTATTATTAGTTGAGGACAAGTAACTAACAAATAATGTATAAGGTTGTCCAGGAAAAGCTGAAACATTTAAATATGCTTTTACTTTAGCTTTTACTCCAGAAATTGAACCTACTATTGTTTTATTTAATAGATCACTTAAATAATTTGTTAGAGAAACTCCGGAATAGGTTGTTTCGACTAAAACAGCATTAAGAGTATTTAAATATCTAACTCCACCTCCCGTTACAGAATCTCCATCTTTAAAAATATGATTACCAAACTTTTCAATCTGATCTTGTAATACTGATTGTAATGTTGTTAACTCTCTAGCCTGAACAGGATATCCAGGTTTGAATAAAACTTTAAAGTAGTTTTTGCTTTTGTCAAAGTCATCAAAATATGGAGAAATGTTGAGATTGGTTTCCTGAGACATAATTTTTTAAAATTGCAAAATAACTTTGATATCTTCTTTTTGATTTATGGACCTTGTAATAGAAGGTCTGTTGTCAACATAAACAATGTTTCCAGAATACTTTTTAACTTCTGGATTTGACATACCATTAATAAAAGTCTGTCCTAAGTAATAGGTTCTATTATTTATTGAAGTAGAAATGCCATTAAAGGATGTGTCTATGCCTAATATAGTACTAGCACCGTCACCTAAAATATTCAAAGAACCTCCATTGCCGGGAGAAGAAGTAAAAGAATTTAATTTGAATCCGTATTTTGGATTTGTTTTTAAACTGCCATCACTATTGAATCCAACTAAACTTTTATCCTGCCAATATTTTAAAACTCCAGTAGATTGATCATAAGAAACAACTCTACCAACTGCTGTAGTTCCAGTGGAAATTGTTTGAGTTATTAAACTATCTGCCACAAATGTAGATGTACTATATCCAATTCCAGTTAATTTTAATGCATAAAGAGCACTTGCCTTATCTAAAGTTAATCTTGATGATGAATTGAAAAATTGAGGATTTTCTACTATTCCTATTCTAGAAATTTGATTTCCCAAAATAAAATCTGGATTTTCTGTGTCATTTTCTATTCTTGAATACACTAATACATTATATGCCCCAAGTTCCCTGTAAATGTCTGCACCGTGTCCTCCTTTTGGGGGAATAATAACATTAAATATTGGAGAAACTGAACCAGATGGCACATTTCCTGCTTCAAGATCAACAGTACCATAAGTATATCCAGAACCACCATTTGATAAAACTATAGATTCTACTTTAGAATCATTATTAATAATAATAGTAGCTTCTGCTCCATTTCCATCACCTTTAATTGGTACTTTTGTATAAACCGCATTAGCTGTTCCAATGCCAGTTCCCCTGTTCACTATAGTAATAATTTTTAATTGTCCACTCGTTGCTGCATTATTCCTAATTGCAGAATCTATAGTATTCGTTTCCCAATTATCTGGGACCGGCATAAAATTTGTAGAATCAAATTTTACTATTTCATTTGGTTTTATAGTATAAAGGTATTTCCAAATATATCCATCACCACTATCCCCAGCTGTTCTAGGTTCCAGGTCAGTAAATGTTGGCTCATCCAATGATGGTTTACCTGAAGGATTTTCTGGATCTGTTCCATTATGCAAACAAATATAAACTCTATAATCATCATTTACTACATAATAATTTGCAGAATATAAATTAGTGGCACCAGATGGTTTTGATGTATTGGTTCTACTTATATCATGCCTATACATGTCATAAGTTGTTCCTGATGTCCACTTCACTTTTCTTACTAATTGCCTAACATCACTTGAAGATATTTTTTTTAAAGATATCATTGTGTCCCAATAATCATTCTCCTGCTCAAAACTATCTTTAGGTGCAGGTGGATTGATATCCCAAGTAGACAAATAATCTTGTGGATTTGGTAGTCCCACAAAAGAATAATAAGAATTTTCTGTGGACTTAGCAGCCGCTACAAAATTCTTTGCATTTAATATTCGTAACTGATCAGTTATAATTGCTGACATTTTAACAGTTTTTTATCTATTTATTAGATATAATTTAAATATTTTAATGGATTCACTCTTTCTACAATTGGTGAAGTAGAAATTCCAGTTAGTCCATTTTTATAATGATTAAATTCTTTTGGATCTGGTCTCAATAAAATATTAATTTTACCCCAACTATATTCTCCAAAGAAAGAACTATAACCAATTCCACTTAATCCATTATAATTTTGAACACTAACAGTTACTTTAGCGACATATGTAACACCAAATCCAATGGCACTTGTTTGTGCAATAGAAACTGATGCAACTCTATAGACATTATCGAGGAATGAATTTCCAATAGAAACTATTGAACCATCAGGATTTAAAGAAGTTACTCCGTTTCCAACATTTGAATTTAAAACTACAAAATAGTATCCAGTTTGAATTCCACTTATAGTTAATGATGTTCCTACTATTGAAGAATTTCTGAGGAAAGAATTCTGTGGAATTACAAAATCAAATACAATTCCAGTTGAAGCAACTCCAACTGAGGTGGTGGAAATACCTGAAATAGTTCCAAAATCTCCTTCATAAGTAACTGATGGAATATTTTCAGTATAATTGGATATTTGTGGATATTCAATTAATACTTGTGGTGGATTTGTTGAAGTATATCCAAGTCCTGGATAAACGACATTAATAGAAGTCACAATTCCAGAAGTTATTGAAGCAATTGCAGTTGCTTTCTGAGTTGATCCCAAACCAACTGGTTCTGAGATACTAATAGATGGAGCAACCGTATATCCAATTCCAGAGTTTGAAATTATAATTGAAGATATTGTTCCAGCAACTGAAACAACAGCTGTAGCAGCGGCAGAGATTGGTGTATCTTGTGATATTATTTTAATTTTATTTTGTAACAAGGAATTTTCTTTATTACTATCAAAGAAAGTTTTTACACTTTCAACAAATATTACAGTAGATCCTATACCAACAGATTGTATAATATTTGTAGTAGGATATATTAAAGGTTCATATAAAATTCTATCTTTTGTAACTGCCTTACCGTCAATAAATTTATCATTTCTTTGTTTGCACCAAGTTAATGGGCGTAAGTAAGTTTCATTTTCATTTATTCCCGGACCAAAATAAGTATTTGTATTAAGACTATCTGTAGAATTGATTCTAGTGACTATTCTTTCATCTTCCAAGTATGCAATATTATCATCATTTAATTTTACAATATCTCCTATTTTGATAGTTTCTAAAACATCAACATCAACAACATCAACTGAGGAAGTTCCTTGATAGAATAATATTTTTGAAGTATCTCCTACTTTTGGCGCCTCAGTAAATCTAATATAACTTCCCCCATTAAATATATAACCTTTTCCAGGAACTTGTAAAATATCATTTATAAAGACCAATAATGTCGCCTCTACATTAATATTCGAACCGGATTTTGCTCTAATCGTTTTTTGTTGATTATCTAGTGTAATCGGAAATAGAGTGGTTTTCCCATCAAATAAGGAATCAATTGGGTCAATAACTAAGAGATTGCCAAAAGTCCAACCAGAAAAACTATCAGAATAAGTCTCATCTATTGAAAGTTGAAACTCATTATAAGATAAACTTGTATTTGTTGGTATTCCTACTGTTCCACCAATTCCAATAGTAAGAATTTCTCCTACATCATATCCATATCCCAAATTAGTAATTTCAAAATTAATTATACTTGATCCTAGTCCAACAATCACATTTACATTTGCTCCAGACCCAAATCCAGAGGAAGATGAAGAACTATAAATCAGTGGAATATTTGAATATGGAAGTGGATCATCAAAAATAACAATTGGTGGATTTGTTGAAGTATATCCAGAACCTGGATTTGTAATTGCAACACTCACTATATGTCCATTACTAATTGAAGCAATACCAACATACTCTATATCATAAAGACCAACGCTAGATACTGCTACACCAACATTAACATAAGTTTGAATTCCAGACCTATAACCAGAACCACTATTGCCTATGCTTATTGAAGAAATAGTTCCTAATCCAGAAACTATTGCTGTTCCTCCAGCAGAAACTAAAGGTTGATATCCAAACCCTGTAGTCGATGCAACAGAAACAATAATACCTCCCAATGGAACATTTGTAGTATTAATGTCATATGAAGTTGATGATATTGATCCTGTAAATTGAATACTAGTCAATCCAACATTTTCTTTTAATACACAATCTCCTAAAATATTTACAGAAGACCCAACTCTCTTTGGACCTTGGAAAACTTGATTAACTAAAATAATAGCATTATCAGTAGAAAATCCGGTAATATTTGCATTATTTGATTTTAAAATGAAAGAAGTTGAATATCCAGTGAATTCTAATGAAATATCATCAAAAACATAGTTATTTGAATAAGGTTCAATTGAAGTATTGGGAATTGATGACCTTATAAATGATCTTCCACTAAATGAAGATGAAGTTGTTATGCCAATATAATCAACATCATCAGGACTTCCTGTTGTTGTACCTATTGGAGTATTTCCATATGGAGCAGTAATAAAATTAATTGTATTATCAACTATATTGTAGTTTCCTTTTACCTTTGTTACTAATGAGGAATTTGCATGAGTTGATATTCCAGTTCCCATCCAAGATCTTTTGACAAGAAATACATTAGTGCTTCCAAAACCAACACTATCAACTCTCATAATTTCGTCATTAACTTTTATCAAATCGCCACCAAAGAATGAAGATATACCAGAAACTTTGATGGTCCTATCAGATAATCCAATTTTTTCTGAAATTGTGGTTGTTACTGAAGTGGAAACAATAGGAGATTGAATTAGATTATCAATGCTAATAACTACTCTAGAATTTTGTTTTTTTGATGTTAGAGTGTGGTCAGTCCCTACACCTAAACTATTAATTTGTAAAGGAACGGGAATATTCTTAAGTGCGTTTTCTACAGTTGACGCAAATCTTATTTTGTAATCATCAACTTTAATAGCATAAATTTTTTGTGGAAGTTTATCTGTAAGTCCAATACCAGAAATTGATGTTGTTGCTATTCCAATAGCCTTATCAGTTCCTATTTTACTTTGTGGATAATCGTAAATTAACTCTTCTCCCGTTACAAAGAAATTATTAGGAAGTTTTATATAATTTTTCTGAATATCAACAACAGAAGATGCACTTCCAACAAAAGACCTTTTAAAAATAGGAATCTGTTTGTGAGAAAGTTCAAAGTCACGTTTTAAATCACTTTGTGTACCTCTATATAATCCATATCCGCTACTTAATGACGCATTAGATAAATCAATAATATCTAAATCAGTGTCATCAATTGGTCTTAAAGCATTTTGGAATACCCTAACTTGGACGTTTATATTTGGTATTGGAGTAAATAATAATCTAGTATTACCAGAATATAAAGTTGCATCAAACTCTCCAAGATTTGTTCCATCATTAAGGATTCCAAATTCAGTTATATATGTGTCACTGCCATCATTTATAGAAAGTATTTCGGAGATTTGATATCTATTATTAGTTGTATCTTCAACACTAACAATGTAATATCCAGATGAATATTCACTAGAATATTCTGATATCACATTAGATGTTGGAGACGCAGACGAAGAAATATTTGTAATTCTGCTATCAAAAATACAAGTATTAAGAGAAGTTGTACCAACTCCGATTGAAGATGTTTTTGCTATAGAAACAATCAAAGAATTGACATTACAGTCAACAGATAGAGTATTATTTGGAATAAAATCTAAATTAATATTTGATCCAGAAAAATATGCAAAATATGTCCCAAGACCAGTTGTTGATGATGCAGTGAAAGAATTTGTTGTTAATTGACCATACTCCAATAATTGAACTTCAGAATCATTATGAATTAATGTTATTTCATCAAACTCAAAGTATGAATTATCAACATTTGCATATTGAATAAGAACTTTTGATGATCTATATGTAGATGCTATACCAACTACTGTGTATGCACTACTTGTTCCTGCTGGAATAGTTTGAGTTTGTGTGTATAATCTAGCAGTGTCTCCAAGATCCAAAGTTCCTATTCCACTGACATTATTTTTAATGTCATAAGAAACAAAATTTAAGTCGTAATCATTTATTTCATAATTTGTTGGATAAAATAATAATTTTCCTTCAGTACCAGTTACTACAAAATCAAAGAAACCTAAATCATCAAATGTTTCAACTCTTCCATACTGGTTTATGAATCCCGTAGAATTATCATGTAGTAATGAGGATATAACTATTTGAGATTCATTATTGAATAATTTATCTTTAACATGTATAAAATATTTTTTAGATCTATCTGATTCGAGATCAAAACTATCAACTATACTAAATTTTGTTGGTCTTTCATTGCTGTTAAATTGTGAACTAATGTCATCAATTATTAAAACTCTATTACCTA